CAAAAGGCGCCGGTACCCACGCAGACTTCTACACAGGTTACGTGATTCGCTACGTCCGAGTAGTAACTTTGACGCAAGTTAGCGGCAGAACACTAAGCATTACGATGGCAGCAGCCTAAGCCACAAACTTATGACACGTCGCGAAGCAATCTTGGCGGCGGTTCGCACCGCCCTCACCGGCACCACAGGCGTTGGCACGCGGATCTACCGCAACCGCGCAGAGCCAATGGCGAAGGCCGAGTCCCCCGCCATCGTTGTCGAACCCGTCACCGACATCCCGGACCAGAACACCAGTCTGCCCACCCTCGACTGGACTCTGCGGATTCGCGTCGTCGTCATCAGCCGCAGCCTCATCGCCGACCAAGCAGCCGATTCGACCATCGAGTCCCTACACGCCAAACTCATGGCCGACTTGACGCTCGGCGGCCTCGCCATAGATGTGCAGCCAGCTCAAGTATCATTTGAGTTCGTAGAGGCCGATACCCCTGCTGCCGTCATCTCTTGTGAGTTCGACATCAGGTACCGCACCTCCGTAAGTTCCCTCGCCTAGGCCCCGAGCCGGCTCACCCCCGACACCCATGAGCAAGACCTCCGCTGCCCCCGCTCCTGAGCCCACCCCGGAGGCCGACACCTCCCTGGACGGACTCACCTTCACCGTTGCCGCCTCCCCCGATACCCAAGCCTCACAATCCGGGGACCTTAGTGTTGAGGTTGACGATGACGGCACTCGCGCAGGAACTTTCCTGATCGATCCAGAGAAGGGCACATCTACCTGGATCTGGCCCTGAGCTTCGCCGCTCTTTCACCCACCCCTAAGAGGTAAGGTAAATGCCCCAACTTCTCCGCAAACGTCTCATCCTCGTCAAGCTTGAGACGACTTACGGCACCGATCCCACCCCCTCCGGGAGCGACGCCGTGCTGGTCCGCGACCTCAACATCGTCCCCCAGCAGAGCGACGTGGTGAGCCGCGACCTGGTGCGCCCTTACCTCGGTGCATCTGAGCAGCTGCTCGCCAACACCCGAGTGCAGTGCACCTTCAGCGTTGAGCTCGCCGGCGGCGGCAGTCCCCTCGGCACCCCGCCTGCTTTCGGCTCCGCCCTCAAGGCCTGCGCCATGACCGAAACGGTTGTGGCCTCGACGAGCGTCACCTACAAACCGAACAGCAGCAGCGCCCCCAGCAGCGTCACCATCTACTACGCAGTGGATGGCGTCCTGCACAAAGTCACCGGTGCTCGTGGCACCTGGACGCTGAACGGCACCGTGGGTCAGATCCCCACGATTGACTTCACCTTCACCGGCATCTACAACGCCGTCATCGCTGACGCCTCCCCCGCTACCCCCACCTACGCTCAGCAGACCCCGGTCATCTTCAAGAACGGCAGCACCAGCGGCTTCCAGCTGCTCTCCTACGCCGCCGCTCTGCAGACCGTTTCCCTGGACCTGGGCAACACCACGGTCTACCGCGAGCTCGTCGGTGGAACCAAGGAAGTCCTGATCACGGATCGCCGCACCAGCGGTTCGATCACGGTCGAGGCTCCCTCCCTCGCCAGCAAGGACTACTTCGCGGCTGCCCTCGTTGAGTCCCTCGGCAACCTCACCTGGCAACACGGCACCACGGCCGGCAACATCGTCACCTTCAGCTCGACCAAGATCGACATCGGTGACGTCTCCTACGCCGACCAGGATGGCATCGCCATGCTCACCATGCCGTACACAGCCGTCCCCAACGACGCCTCCAGCGGCGAGTTCACCCTCGCCTTCACCTAAGCCGCGCCACGCAGCCAAGCAACTCAGCTGCCACGCAACTTAGCTGCCACGCCCCTTAGGTTGCCTCGCCAACCTAGGGGCGTTTTTCCCGTGGTAAGCCTATGCTTAACTTGTAGTGCAACCTCCCACGCAACTTATGGCGTTCGTCCGCAAGAAGGTCAAGACGTTCAAGTGGCCCGTGAACGTCGAGGAGCCGGCTGACGGAGGCGTATTCGAGACAACCAGTTTCGATGCCACATTCAAGCGGATTGGCCGTGCCGAGTTTGCCAAGCTTGGCAGCAAAAGCGACCTAGAACTTCTCCAGGCCGTGCTCGTCGGCTGGGAAGGGATCGACGACGAGGCAGGCAAAGCCATCCCCTTCTCCGCTGATGCGATCAAGGAGTTTGCCGACGACCCCTACTGGATCCGCGGTGTCCTCAAGGCCTACACCGATACCTTCGATGGGGCCAAGGTGGGAAACTGAAGGACGCCGCGGCCTACTGGGCACGCGGCAGTAAGCAAGTCGAGGACAAGACCGACGAGGACGCCAAAGCCTTCGGGATCGTCCTCGCTAAGCCGGCCACGTCCGAAGAGGACGATAAGTTCGTCGTCTGGGACGAGAACTGGGACATTGTCATGATGTTCCTAAGGATGCAGACCCAGTGGACCGTCTCGATGGCGGGCTACGTGGGTCTGCGCTACGACGTGCTCCTAAACCCAGGCGGCCTCTTCGACTTATACTGCGTGGAAGACCGTCGCGAGATGCTTGAGGGCCTTCAGGTCATGGAGTCCGCGGCCCTAAGCACTTTCGCTAAGCAGGAGGCTTGACAGCATGGCCAAGCAGGTAAGCGAGCTCTTCATCAAGCTTGGCATCCAGGGCGAGCAGGAACTAAGCAAGCTCAAGTCGTCCTTTCGCGATCTTGAGAAGGTAACTGGTCTAAGTGAGCAAAGTATAAGTAATGTAAGGACTAAGCTACTGCAGTTTGCGCAACAGGCTGGCAATACCGAAAGCGTAGCTAATGCACTCGTCAGTGCCTTCAAAGGCCTACGTGCCCAGACAGAATACTGCAGTACCGCCTACACAGAACTTACCGACGACATCAACCGATTCACAGGTGTCATACGCGGCTCTACGGATGCAGTTGAGCGCCAGCGTCAGAGTCTCTTAAGTAACGCAGCAGCCAGCAAACAGAACGCTAAGGCCCTGCAGGAACAGGTCACAGCCCTAGAACGCCTTAGGGATCAGACCAGGCCAGGCTCCTCTGCCTTCTTACAACTAAACAAAGACATCGAAGCAGCTAGAGCAAATCTAGGCCGCTTCAAAAGTGAAGCTGCTGCATTTAGTAATACTTTAAATCAGATGCCAGGCGCATCTCTAGATACTATTTCTGCGCAGCTAGCAAGACTACAGCAGGGCATGCGCACTCTGCGCATTGTTTCTGACGAGTACTTAGCTGCTCAGCAGCGTATAAATCTAGTTACAGCTGTACAGAGCAGACTTACCGGTCGCCAGCAGGTAAGGGCCACTGCGCAGATGTACGCCAGTGCGCAGTACACAGGATTTGTAGAAGGTCGCGCAGCCAACCTGCCTTTACCAAACACGCAGGCTGGCATCCAACAGCGCATAGGTGAGATTCAAGCAGAGTTACCTAACGTAGACATAAGCAACTACATTAGACGGCGTGATCTTACTAGAGAACTTGTTGAGCTAAATAGACAGCTTAGAAATACTGTTGTCGAGGTTCGCACTGCTGAAGACTTTGCCGCTATGGCAGTTCGTCAGCGTGTAAGCGCTGCGCGCGAGCTCCTCGGAGTAAGTGGCTTTGCTGAATTTTCTCAACAAGCTCGACTAACCACTCCTGCAGGAGCAGTTGAGCGCTCCATCGAACGTAAACGCCGTCGCCTTGCTCAACAGGGACAGCTACTGCCATCAGATCAGCAAAATATTCAAGAACTTACAACAACTTACGTCGCCGCCTTACAAGAACGCGAGCAAGTAGCCAAATCTTCTTATCAGCGCCTTCTCGAGTATCGTGAGCGCCTAAATCAGCGTGAAATTGAGCTAGAGGACAAGAAGCACGCTGCTCTACTGGCCGCTCAAAAAGCTGCAGATGACGCAGCACTTGCATCGTTTGACCGTCGCCTAGCCCGTACAGATGTACTGGCTACGCGCACAGCTGCTCTCAAGAACATGCTCGGCTTTGGAGGCCGAGACCTTAGTGAGTTCTACCAAGGCGTTGTAGGTATTGGTACGCAGCGCCAGGCTGCCGCTCAGCAGCTTATGGGCCGCTCCCCTCAGCAGGCTCTAGGGGACATATTCCAGATGCTCAGTATTAGTCGTGGTCGTACAGGTGAAGGTACAGTAGATGCTAAGCAGGCATTAGCTCAAAGTGCCATCGAATACTCAGGCAGGTCACGTGCTGTTCAACAGGCCTTTGCCGCTTACGCTCCAGGGCAAGCCCCCGGCGGTTTGTACCCAAGAACTGGAGAATCCGCCCAGGCCTACGTTCGTCGTGTTGAAACATCACTTGAGCAAGGTTTAAGTACACCACTAGCTAAGTTTAGAAATTTAATCGATGTATTTGGAGAAAAACTAGGTAGAGCAGGGGATGGCTACTTACAGAGCGAGAGAGATCTCCGTAGAGCAGCAATTAAATTTTCTGGAAATGCTCCAGCTGTAATTGAAGCATTTAGAAATGTCGGACTAGGGCGTACACCTATGTCGATGCTACCAGGTACCGGAGAATCTCCTGCGGAGTACACAGCAAGACTCGGTGTCGGTGTGTCCGGCCAGCAGCTTCAGCTACCCGCCCTACCGCAGTTTGCCAAAGGCACCACACGCGAACTGCAAACCTTACGTCAGTCACTTCAAGAACTACGCCTAGACCTAGATCCCCTAGCAGCGAACTTTGAGGCCACTGAGCGTCGTATAACTAAGAGTGTTAAGCGAATTGATCGTGAACTTGGGCGACGAGAAGGAGGAGGAGGCCTCAGCGGTATGCAGTTCGCGCAGGCTGCTGGTGCTGTTGTGTCCGGCGGCATCTTTGGAGGTCCTGAGGGTTTCCTTGGTGGCCTGGTAGGTAGCGCCTTTGGTGGTGTCGGAGGAGCTTTTGCTGGTGCCGCTATCGGTGGACAGGCCAGCATTATTCGTCAGCAGCTTGCCGCCGTTGCTGACTACAATGCTCAGCTGAACCTGGCTAAGACAACACTTGGCCAAGTATCACTAAGCCAAGATGACTACAACCGACGTTTAGACCTGGCTCGTCAGATCAGCAAAGACTACACCTTAGGCTTACGTGAGACGATTACGGGGTACGCGCAGGTAGCTGCAGCCGCATCCGCGAACAATCTTACTTTTAAGGAAACTGAAACTATCTATAGAGGCGTGGTAGCTGCTGCGGTCGCTTTCGGTAAATCGCAGGCAGACATTGATGCCATCGTAACAGCCACTACGCAGGTCCTATCAAAGGGCAAGATCAGTGCAGAGGAGCTACAAGGACAGATCGGCGAACGTCTGCCTGGAGCGGTAGCACGCTTTGCTGAAGCCACTAATCGTTCACTGCCACAGCTAGCTAAGGACCTACAGGACGGCAAGGTAAACATCAAGGATTTCGTCGACTATACCCGCTCACAAGTTACAGACTATGACGCACTTGCTAAGATGATTGGCAGTAGTCCAGAAAAAGCAGGTGCAAGACTCAAGCTGGCTCTTGATCGCGCTGCCGAAACCTATGGCGGCTTCCTTCAAAGAGTAGGCGCCTCTTTACAGGATCTACTCACCATAATTGTTAACTGGTTTAACGATAATGAGACAGCTATAAAACGCTGGATCTATCTAATCTATGTTGCCGGCAAAGCTGTATACGACTTCGGGGCAAGCGTAAAATCTGTAGCTGATGGTGTTACAACATACGTCACGCGCATTGCGTCTGTTGTCTTACCAGTAGTCAGTCAGCTAATAACCGCGGCGGACGCATACGCAAAGATCACAGGCAAACCAGTCCAGTTAGGCGCTGGCGTACAGTTTAATAAGGCTACGGCGGGCTATGCCGAGTTTTGGAAAGGTATGGAATTCAAGCCGCCACAGTTTGGCGGAGGTACTCCAGGTGTAACTGCAGCCCCCTTAGGTGAAACCCCAGAACAAAAACGCTTACGCGAGCAACGCGAAAGAGACGCACAGGTAGCCGCCGAACAAGCACAGCGGCGCAATGAGGAAATCGCTAAGCAGCAGATCCGCCTAGCTGACAACGTCTTCAAGCACCAGATGGAGCTAGAAGAGCGTCGCTACCAGCGCCGCAAAGAGCTGGCGGACCTAGATGCACAAAACGAAATCCGTCTGCTGTTTGGAACTGAGCGAGAACGCGCTTCTGCTCGTCTGAGAGCACGTCAAGCTGAACAAGATTACGATCGTCGGATTGCGGAGGCCGACAATGCTATTCGCCAGGCACGTCAACAACTTACCTCCGCTCAGCAGATGGCAGCTGTTACTGCAAGCGCTGCTGCCGTTTCACCTCAGGCTCGAGGACTCCCTGCAGGTATAGCTGGTTATATCACTGGAGATCCACGTAGTCCGTATTACAAAGCAGATCACGGTGGCTCCAATTACCACGAACATCTAGCTTTTGTTAGTCGCGCGGCTGCCGAAGCAGCCTACGCAAAGCTTCGCGCAGCTGGCCTACAGGTAACTGAGTTCAAGGGTTACGGCCGTGTGGGGCGACATACCCCTGGCTCTGCCCACTACGCGGGTCTGGCTATGGACATACCAGCGGCTCAGGTTCCCGTCGGACAGGAACGTGCACTTACAGCCCGCGTTCAGCAGATTCTCGGATTTGGGGCTGCTTCTGCAGGACGCCAACGCGCTGCCGTCGCGGCTCAGCAGAATCGCAACATAACTGACCTAGGGGACATCCAAGCAGCCACTGCAGATCTAAGTGCACGTGAGCAAGAAGCGGCTGACTTGCGACAAAACAAGGCCGCCTACATGTTGCGTGTTAACAAGACCCTCACACTTGATTTTACTGAGTCTATACGTCAGCAAAACAATGAACTAGAGAAGGAACTGCGCTTGAATAAAGACCGTATTGCCCTACAGATGGAAGGTCATACCGAGTCCTACATCGAGCTACAACTCAAACTGAACGAAATAGGTCGTGAGCAAAACAGGCTCCTAACAGAACGTCTTACTGCCACAGGTAGCGAAGTAGATAGTATCAACCAGGCCATTGAAGCTTATAGAACACAGGCTATTTTGTTGCGTGACATCTACGACCTACAGGAGCGCACAAAACAAGGCTTCGGCTTCCGCGAAGGAGCTAAGCAGTACGTCGAATCCTTAGGTTCCATGAAGGAGGCCACCTCGCAGCTCACCCTCAACGGAATCAAGGGCCTCGAGGATGCCTTGATGGACCTGGCCACGACGGGCAGCGCCAACTTCGCCTCCTTCGCTGCCGAGGTCCTCAAGCAGGGCGCTCGCATGATCCTGCAGCAGCTCGTCCTTAAGCCGCTAATACAGGGATTGGCCAATCTGTTCAACCCGGGAGCAGCCGCGGCTTCGAGCTTCTCTGCTTTCAGTCCTGCTGCGCTGAATTTTGGTCCCATGGGGCCTGGTATCTCTGCATTCTCGGCTAACGGCAATGTCTTCGCATCCAACGGCATCATCTCTTATGCCATGGGCGGCATCGTGAACACGCCGACCCTCTTCCGCTTCGCCAACGGAGGCGTACCCTCCACGGGCCTTATGGGCGAAGCTGGCCCGGAAGCGATCATCCCGCTCCGCCGTGGCAGCGACGGCAAGCTCGGCGTCGCCGGGGGCGGCTCAACCAGCATCACCATCAACGTCGACGCCAAGGGCAGCTCAGCCGAGGGCGATCCCGGCCGGGCCGCCGCTCTAGGTCGTGTCATCACCGCCGCCGTCCAGGCCGAGCTCGTCAAGCAGAAGCGCCCTGGCGGCCTGCTAAGTCGGTGAGCTGCCACGTAGTTAAGCTGTTATGGACTTGAGGTAAGTCGTGGCGACATTCACTTATGCACCGTCCTATGACCCCGTGGAGGTGAGTACGCCACGGGTGCGTACATTCAAGGCAGGTGACGGTTACGAACAGCGCATCCGCTTCGGCCTAAACACTGACCCCAAGGAATGGACCCTTGTATTCAAGGAACGCTCCATCACCGAACGCGAAAACATCCTTAGCTTCTTCGAGGCTCGTGGCGGCTACGAGTCGTTCGACTGGACTCCCCCACGAGGCACCGCGGGCAAGTACGTCTGCGCAGAGTGGCAGATGACCATGACCTCCGCCAACT